ATATTCAAAGGTGTGACCACCAGTTGAAATATAAGAACGTAGCTTAAAGCTTACAGACGTATTGTTATTAATCTGTGCTACAAGACCTAAGTTTGTATTAGGGTCAGCATTGGTAGCACGATAAACATTAATTGTACATTGGTTACCTGATACCTGTGAAGCATCGAGAATCTGGTAGTCATTACCACCAACTTCCATGATCATTGTTGAACCAGGCTGATTACTAAAGAATCCACCTTGTGCTGCTAGACCATCAACAACAACTGAAGTAGCTGCTGCTGCTGCTGTACCAACACTAGAACCAGTGATCTGTGCAGATGTACTTCTACCGTCAGCAATCAAACCATAACGACCAAAGTCAGTTGTACAGTTACTTAGGTTTAGTTGACCACCATTAAGTGCTTTAGCATGATAATGACAGAACGTTCCAAAGAACGAAACAAGCTGCGCGTATCCGTTGTTCGTACAGAGAATACCGGGTCCATCGAGTGCCACCTGCGTAAAGCTATCTACAACAAAGCTACGCAATGGGCTGCTAGATGCAGGCACAGAACCATCACAAAGGATGCCTCCACCTGACATAGCAGAAGTATTGTCACCACCTAAACCACCTGCAGGTAGGTTTGTCTGGTCATACTTAACTGAGTTATCAATACTTGAATCAGTAAAGTTAGTACAGTTTTGAATATATGGGCTCTTCTTAATCGTAGCACCAGAATAGAATGCACAAGCCCATCCCTGATTCTCAGGTAGACCATAAGTAGCATCATCATCATATGTGCTATTACCTCGTGTACCACTTGCCTTAAGACCTACAAAGGTCATGTTAGCTAACAACGTACCAGAGTTACACTCAAACATTGTGTTGGTCTCTGTAGCCTGTGTAGGCTGTACAAAGCAACTACGTAATGCTTGACCGACAATAGAAACGTTATTACGTTGGATCTGAATAGGAAGTGTTTCTTGGTATACACCAGGAGCCACAACAACCAAAGAACCATCAGAACTATCAGAATTAATTAGATCAATAGCACGTTTGATTGATTGCAATGGTGCCTGAGGAAGGAAACCAGTGACATCAACAGCATCACTACCATTGGTGGCATCTACATAGCGAATAATAGTGGCTGTAGTAGGACTAAAAGGTTGGCCAACAGCAACAGTACGCCACCCAGAACCATCATAGATCTGATGCTTTTGGTTGCCAGGAGTAATGTCTAACCATTGCTTACCTACTTGTGCAGTAGTCGGCTGTGTAGTACCTACAACAACATCATGTCGTGCCTCTAGTGCACCAACGGTTGATACCTTATCGTTAACACCTGTCCAAGTTGTAGAATAATCAGCAGTCTGAACAATATCAGCAGTTTTAATACGATCTAAATCAACACTATTAGAACCAATACCTATAGTAGTTTGACCACCAGTAGCACTTTTGGTAAGACCAGTAGCATCAACAAGAATATCATTTTCAATTGCTAAATCAATAACATCATCAATCTTTGCAGTAGTTGCAATTGTGTCGTCATTATTTGGCCACGCTTCAGCACTGGTAATAGTTTCAGACAATTCATCTTGAAACCGTGCGTCTAATGCAGCAGTAGTGGCAATATGATCATTATCACTTACCCAAGTCTCAGTGCTTAAGATTGTTTCATTAGCTTCATCTTGAAAACGTTGATCCAAAGACGCTGTAGTAGCAATTGTTTGATCATTACTAACCCATGTCTCAGTAGAATAAACTACATCACTATAGTTATTCCAATAATATTCATCTAAATATTCAAGTAATTTATCAGGTATTTGACATTTACCTTCTTGAATAGCATAACGTAATTGTTCAAAGTTTTTATTAAGGTCCGTAGCACGAATGGCTGAACCTTGGTTAAATACTGAACGAATGTCTGTCATGTCAGTAACACGATAAATCCTAACATTATAGATAGGATTTTCGTTTACATCTGGAGTAGGTGGAGAAGGTGGTACAGTACCTGTAAAAGTTACAGCAGTAGGGTTTGCGTCATTAACTTCCCATGGATACGTAGCATCAGTTGTAAGTATGTCTTCATGTTTTTTTGTTGTGTTGTTCCAAAGAGCAACTTTTACTTCAGTTTTAAAGTCATAAGGAAATGGAAAAGCAAAAACACTTAAGGTTCCATTACCTTGATATTCAATTTGTACTAGCTCGCATGGAGTTGTCATAGTTAATTACGGTATGATGGGATAATTCCTTGGGTGGCATTACGGTTATTAATTTGTTGAATCAAAATACGTTGCTGAATACCATTCTTCATTTCTGAATCTAATGCTTCATACGCAAGATCTTCAGCTAGTTTCTGTGAATCACGTAACATCGTATGAATCTGATCATACTTACCAATAGGTATTTGCTTAGAACTATTAGGATTAAATGGGTCTGTTCGACGTGCTTCTTTTAGTTCTTTAATTGTATTTCTAGCATCAGCTATCTTACTAATTCTACTGATCTCTTTTCTTAAAACTTGTTGTTCACCCATCTTTTTATATAATGCAGCACGTTCTGTATTAGTAAGGTCTATACCATCACGTGTTTTAAATGCAGAAGATACATCATATTCAATATCTACTAAGAATTGTTCTTCTTTAGTCATACCAGGATGAATTTTTAGTGGAGACATCTGGTTATAAAAACGATGAAATAAACTATATTGGTTAGGGATCTCTCCAGTGATTGGGTTAGTAATAGTAGGTAGTCTATTGGTATCATCAAATGTACCAAAGTACTTATTACGATTACCTAAATGACTCATAAGATCATTATTAAGTTCCTTATAACCACCATCAAGTACTTCTCCAAACGCTCTCCGTGCCCCAGACAACGGACCTAAAGAGTCAAATTGTGCAGCACTCCAACGTAACATTTGTGCTTCGTTACCGCCTACCAATTCTGCAAGAGAAGATAAAGCAGACATACCAGCAGGTTCAGCTAAAGCTGCAGACAATATAAAGGCTGACTTTTGAAAGAGATGTTCTACAGCAGTTTCACCTAACATGTCAAAGTTATCAACAACGTTGGCTACAAAAGCAACCCAATTACTTAAACCAGGACCAAGTAGTTCTTCATACTCAAGTCTTGAGCCACCAGGTAGTGCAACTGTTCTCGGTTTGAAATTACTATTTTTAATCCGTGCTCTATTAAGTTGACGATCAAAATTACCATCACCCGTGGCACTAAATAAGCCATCTCCAAATAGTTTATCTCTAAAAACAGTTCCAATTACAAGACTTGTAATAGCAGTACCAACAGCTTTTCTACCTAATGTTCTATTTTTTAAATCAATAATAGTATTAAGTTTAGCAGTAGGATCCATGCGTTGAATTGGATGACCACGTTTTGTAAGAAGTTTATCTACCAATTCTGGATTAGACATTAAATCTTTTACTGGAGTAAATGCTAGATCGTTAATATCTTCTTGAAATGATTTAAATGGAAGAGGTAAATAATCATCACCTACTCTTACTAAATTCATAAACATTTTAGGATATGTTAAAAGTGACTGCATCCATGGCAGCATTTTTACTATACCATCAATTTCTTTAACAAATCTAGTATCAAGATTTAGTGCAATATCTGCTGTACTATATTTAACAGCTTGATCTGTAATAACACCATTTCTATCAAACATGCTATTGTACTCTGCAGTAGCTAGTTCTTTGACACGAGCTGGTGTAGCCGCTTCACCTAAACGGTCTAGCTCATCCATAGCACGGAAACGTGCCTGAGCATTAGCTACAGTAGCACCAGTCCAACCATCAAAACCAGTCATTAGATTAGGTTGTAATCTAAAGATAGGATCTTCAGCCATTGCAATTCCTTCTTCATAAAGATCAGTAAGGAACTTATAACCATGATTACCACGTTCTGCTTCAGCTTCTGCAATATAACGCCATTGAGCAAACTTTTCTTCTTTTTGAATAATTAAATCAAGACGTGTTTGACTTGCTACAGAGTTAGGGTTTTGTGATGCCTTTCTAAACATCTGTCCAGCATAAGGTATAGCTTTCTTTTGTGTATCAAAGATAGCACTATAAGCCATCCAACCACGTTGAACTGCTTTCATATCTCCTCGTGCTAATGCACCAGCAAAATAAGTAATTGGCTCAGCTACAAGACCACTTAGGTTACCGTATAAAGCACGAATACCAGTTGCAGGATTGGATAGTTTAGAGTTAAAATAATTACCCCTTAAAGCTTGAACAAGAATATTAGGTGATTCTGGATTCATATCAAGACCAAGCCTTAGCTTTGTAAGACCAAGAGACATATCTTCATTCATTTTAGCAATAGTATTAATTTTACCATCACTAATTTCATAAATTTCTAGAAAGGCATCTAGAATATCAGGTCTATTTTCTTGTAAATACTGCCAGTTTGCTGTGAATTCATCGCTTTGATTTTGAATAGTACGCAGTGCTTGTGGATAAGCTTCTTTAATACCTTCAGCAATCTCATCAGATGACTTTCCAAAAGTTCTTATTTTTTCAGCAACAGTCAGCAACCCTTTCTTTTGAGTAGTATAGTATCTAGTAGAACCTACTAACTGCTGTAAGAAATTAATATTATCAAGAAGTTTTTCCTGTGCATTTTCAACAGAAAGTGATCCTTTATTAATACGAATACCTTCTGATAAATCAGCAATCTGTCCAGCAATAGAAGTAGCAGTATAAGCTTGTGCTTTAGCTACATCCATACCAGAATAATTTTTAACCATTGTATTGATAGAACTTAAAGCATCAGTATAACCTGTTGCAGAGAGTACTTCAGCACCAAACTCATTCTTTGTAATTACTGGGTCAAGAATCCGTCTGATCTCATCAACACCAACAGTAGGGTCAAATAGTTCTAAAACAAGATTATCACCTTGAGCTTGAATCTCATCAAAACTAATTGCCCAATCAGCAGCATCCATCCTATAACGATCAGCATCCTTTAATTGCTTAGCTAGACCAATAGTAATTTCTTCGACACCACCAGGTGTTTCAGTACCAAACTTAAGAGCAGGTTCACTAATAAAATTACGTAGACGACCATATACTGTACCTTTATTAGATGCAATACGTGCTGCATCAACACTAGCACCAACGATACCAAAGTCATCAACTGAACGCATACCTGTTTCATTCCAGTCGTACAAATCATGTACGCCTTTCATTGCTACATTGCCTTCAGGATTCTTGGACATATTATAATAGCCAAGTTCATCTAAATCAGCTTCCTGCTTACGTGCATAGTTAGTAAGTTCTTCAGTAAGGTCTTTACCTTTAGGAGCTGGTCTCATATCAGCAAGAGCTTTAACAGCTTGATCTGATTCCCCAAAAATTTGTGGAACCTTCTTCAAGTCAGCAGCTACGTTAACTAGAGCACTCCTTAATTTAGCAGCTTGACCAGCAAAAGGAATAATAAAACCAAGTGCTAGATCTTCATTAATATTCTTTTGACGCATTTCATCTGTGCTTTCACCCTCAAGTGTTGCCCAGCTATCAGGTATGAAATCCCATTGGGGTGGTAAAGATTTCTTTATCATCCCCATCATATTGTCTTCTGTGTACTGATCACTAACAGAACCAACAGCAACACTAGTACCAGCTTCGATACCACGTTGAGACATGAACTTTACAAAGGCTGATTTACCAAGTGGGTTATTAACCACAGCTTGTGCTCTAGTGCCAGCAGCAAGACCAGCACCTTGTAGTAAGATTGTAGGTGCGACAACAGAAGAAATGCTTCGTACTGCTTGAGCTACATTGTCTTCATATTTAGTAATTTTAGGGAGACCACCTGTACCACCATATTGTGCGTCTTGTTCAGCACTAATGCCTGTTAACCAATTAAAAGTTTCAATGCCAAAATCTAACATACCTGTTGGTATAGCTAGTAATCTTTCTGCGTTTCCTTTATCTATTGATGCAGCTTCAGCATCCAGTGCTTCATAATTAATAGAGCCGTCTGGATTTTTAAAAAGACTTGCCTCTGCTGGCTCCGCCGTAGAGGTGCCTGGATCCTGTTGTTGTAGCGGTTCTCCTCCCGTAGGAGGTTGCATGGATTGTTCAGTGTCCGCCAATTCTTGCTCTTGAGCAGCGTCCAATCTCTGTTGAATTTCTTCAATTTCTTCGTTAGAGAGTGTTGCTTGACGTTCTTGTTCATCCAGTACAAAATCTGCGCCTAAACCAGGATCTTGTGTAGGATCGTTCATAGTTTGTTTTT